GTTAAGTTGTTTGGCGGTAGTAGTTGGACTTGGTATATAACGGAGTATGATCCAATAGAAAAATTATGTTTTGGGTTAGTAGACGGATTTGAAAAAGAACTAGGTTATTTTTCCTTAAATGAATTATCAGAGTTAAAATTTCCTCCTTTCGGGTTACCGATTGAGAGAGATAGGTGGTTTGAAAGTACACCAATTAAGGAGTTAATGAACTAATGAACTTTAATAACAATCAAATCAAAATTATAGAAAGCCTTATTAATGATAGGGTTTTCTATTTGCGTGAGAATATCGGTTATTGTCAAAACTACCTTCCAGAGTGCCGAACTAATCACGAATTAGAAGAGAATAAAAAAGCTATCTCAACATCAACAAAAGAGCTTCATTCTTTAATTGAATTAAAATCTTACATTTTATCTAATCAGGAGTTAACAAAATGTATTTAACATTATTACCAGCATATGGAAGAGACTACAAAAGCAAAAGAGTTATTATTGATGATTTAAACAATAATAAGGATTTTCTTGAAAGTACATCTTTAAGAGCTATCAACAAACAACAATTTAAAGAGCTAAATATTAGCTCTTTTAATGTTCGATATGATCAACAACGAAAAATAACAAATATAAAAGTAAAAGATTTAAAAAATTAATACTTTCATTTAGGGATCATTAAAAACTGATCCTTAAATAAAAGTATTTTTTTAAATGCTTTTAACCTTTCAATTTTTTATGAATCATCATGAATGAACTTTTAAAAATGTCAAAAGGTAATAAAAAATTAAAAAACACTTTAATTTTTGATTTACCAGCTGGTAAAACTTGCCCTATGGCTAATGAATGTAAATCTTTTGTTGTTATGAATGCTAACGGCAAGACTTCAATTAAAGACGGCGAAAATAATATTTTTCGATGTTATGCCGCTAGTCAAGAGAATCAATATCCTAACGTTTATAAAGCAAGAAAATATAATCTTGATTTAATACTTGAATCATTAAAGGGTGAATATGGATTTTATAAAACATATGAATTAATAAATGATTCAATACAAAAGCATAAAACAAAAAATATAAATAAAGTTAGAATACACTCTAGTGGTGACTTTTTTAATGGGGAATATCTTAGGGCATGGTTAGCAGTAGCTCGACTTAATCCACTAATGAAGTTTTATTGTTATTCAAAAAGTCTTCATTTATTCGGGACTAATGTTTCAATACCTGATAACTTTTTCTTAACTGCTTCAATGGGTGGTAAACGTGATGATTTAATTCATAAAGGATATTTTAAAAGATGGGCAATAGTTGTTAATTCTGAAGACGAAGCAATTAAAAAAGGTATTGAACATATAGGAAAGCCGTATGAAATAGATAAAGACGACTCACACTGCTTTAAACCTGATCCTTTTGCATTGTTAATACATGGAACACAAAAAAAGGGATATTTTAAAAACTTAAAAAAATAATTATTAGGTTTTGAGAAAGTAAAAAAGCAAAAATTGAAATAAAAAATCAAAATTTGTTTTTTTTAGTTTTTGGCTTGAATGGGTTGAATGAATGAATGCTTGAATTTCAGATTGACTAAATTCTGAATGATCATGAATGAATTGTTTTACTCTCGACATGAATATATGTACATAAACTATATTTATGATATCATACTTATTACATTCTTATATAAAAAACTATGAATGAACACAAAATAAAAATCAATTTTAGAATTGGTCAATTATCTCCAGAGAATCAACTAGTAATAGTTAGATTAGTGAATCATTTAGCAAGTTCACCAGAAAAATATAGAGAAAATGCTATTGAAAGGATTAAAGAAATAAATAAAGAAAATTGTTTAACTTTTTTCGAGGATGAAGATTTTGAAGAAGATGAATATATGAAAATGGAAAAAGCTAGATATGGAGTAGGAATGACTGAAAAAGAAATTGAAGAAGAATTAGAGTTTGATGAAGAAGTAAGTAAAAAATTAAAGGAGATTAATTAATGGCAAATAATAATCCTCATAAAGAAGAGATAGTTGAAAGAATTAAAGAGTTGATAAGAGAAGGTAAACCTAGAGATTACATAATGGATAAAATTAAAGAAGAATTTAAAGGTTTAGTTAATCCAACTACACCTTACGAATGGTGGAAAGATATTATAAAAGATCAGGATATTAAAGAATGGGAAAAAGAAAATAAAGAAAAAGTATTAAGTCTTTATGATCATAAAAGAAACGCAAAGATTCAAATGTATTACTGGACTTATAACAGATATGAAAAGCAATTAAAGAAGTTTGAAAGTAAGCAAAGTGAAGATCCAGAGTTATTAGATGAGATATATAAATTACAAGATAGATTACACAATAATTATCTAAAAAAGGTTGAATAATTTACTGGCATTAATTAATTAAGTAAGTCCAGTACTTTCCAAATACGAAAATTCGGTAACGAAAAATTATGTCTAAGTATTTTAAATTAACTGTATCGTCAATGTCGATGCATAGTTTATTGATTAAAACACCTGATGATATCAATGAAGATGATATTCATCGTAACTTCAGAAAATTTGATGGTGGATCTTTTTCATCTGATGATGGAGATTGGGAGTATTCAGAAACTGAAGAAATAGATGAAGAAGAATTTGAAGATGAAACTTTGAATAAATGTGATTGGGAGGATAGATACCAATGACTAAAAAATATCATGTACTTATGTCTGAGATACATTCAGTTTGGTATTTAGTTGAAGCTAAAAATGAAAAAGAAGCTATTAATAAAGTTTCTTGTGGAGATTACATTGAAGCTGAAGATGAAGGTTGCGAAATGGGTGGTCAAGAATTTTGTGAAATAGAGGAGTATGAAGATGATTAAACAACAGTATGTTATGCAGTTCACAACAAGAACTGATTATTACCAAAATTTTGAAATATCATTTGATGAATTTTGGGAGGATTATTGTAAGGAAAATGATTTTGATGAAGAAGAGTCCGATCTTTCAACGTGGGATAATGAGGATTTAATGCAAATTGCATGGGATTATATTCTTAAAAATCCTGAGAAATATAGATCAAGTGATGGAAATTATGATAATGAAGAAATTATGAACTACAACTTACAGAGGATTTAAAAATGATTGACAACCCATTACCAGATCAAATTATGCAAGAAAAAGAAACTCTTTATGTTAATGAAAAATATGAAGAGCATTGTGCAGATAGTGCTAAAAATTTAGCACAGGAACATAATTTACATCCAGATTATTATGAACCTTTTATAGAGTTTTATATTGAAGAATGTAGAGAATCAGATAGAGGATATTTTTTCTCTGATGATAAATATATTATCGATACTTGGTGGGATCATAATAAAGATTTATATGAAACTAAAACACCTTATATGGAGATTAAAAAATGAAAACAAGATTAGAAGAAATCAGAGATTCTCTTGATCAATATATCAAGGATGAATTACAAAAAAGTCCAGGTCATAGAGATTGGGAAGTTTGGAGTTTTGAAGATGATCTTTATGAGATTATCGAATCTTTTGATGAAATTATTAACTATGATCCAACACCTTAACCATGACTGAATTTGTACCAGTAACACGTTACTCCAGATGTAAAAGATACTCTGGAGCTACAATTAAATGTCCTAAATGTAATGAATTAGGTCAAATATATCATTTATCTTGGTCTGCTTTACAATGTCAGAATTGTAAAAATATGATTGATAAGTTCGATTGGTTAATAGAAAAAGGTAGACATTCTAAACTTTAGTTATTTTTTAGTTTTAATAACAAAATCGTGTATAGCTTCACGAATTAAGAAACCTATTGAGAGTCCTGCTCTTGATAGGTCTTTTAAATGTTGATAATCATCAGGATTTACAGATACACTAATCCTTTTGAGAGTGTCTCTTTTTTCTTCAGTAACATTTTCAGACATAATGAATAGCAAACTTATACCATAATACTAGCACATAGATATTTTACAACTATGAATGGCAACAAAAAAGAAAAAGAAAAGAACCAAAAGAAAAAGAAATATAATATAAATAAATAAATAAATAATAAATATTATATATATAAATATATATATATTATAAATATATATATACATATAAGAATAAGGAAAAGAATTTTTCAGATATCTGCTTGACATCTAAATAAATATCACCTACTGTCAGTAATGAACAGTTTATTATGAATGGAAAAGACAGAACCCGACAAAATTAAAGTTTGTGTTTGGTTAGAACCTGAACTTTATGAATATCTCGATACGGCTAGAGGAGAAGAATTAAGAATCCCTCAGTTTATCCGAGTAATTCTTAAACAAAAGATGAAAAGTGCTGCCAAAAGGAAACCAAAATCAGTTGCCTCTGATCCTTTTTCTTATTACATAATCAATCCAGAGGTAATACCTGATGATTTAAAAGAATATGCAGATCTTTTAATTGAATGGTGGCCTATAAGAAAGAAAAAAGGTGCATCATGTACTCAAAGCGTTGCTAACCGTATCTTTAATACACTCAGGTCATTTCCATCACAAGATAGGAAACAAGCTCTTGAGAACGCAATAACAGGTGGCTGGAAGAACATCTACGAACTTAAGAAGGGTTACAAACCAGAAGAGCCACAATTTAAACCAAAATATTTTAAGGCGAGTGATCAAGAAATAGTTCCAACTCTTGCTGAACTAGGTAAGACAGCTAAAGATTTTATGGAGGAAAAATGATGCCAACAATTAATCAAAGAATAACAATTACACCTGATTCTGAAAAAGACATAAAGCAAATTAGAATTTTAGCTAATCTGACTAATGTAACAACTTCAAAATTAGGTGCAAGAATTATCAGTGAATGGCTAAAGATAAACTTTCAAAAAGAACTTGAAGAACATTATCAAACATTATCTTTATATAAAAAACTCAATATTATTGATGAAGACTTAGATATAAATTCAGTTATGAAATACACAAAAGTAAGAAAAAGATGAACGGAGAAAAATAATGGAAAGAATGTTTGATCAGGCATCTTTAATAAAAACTATTAAGGATGGTATTAAAAAAGGCTATTGGAGTTTGGAAGATATTGATAAACCTCCCCCAGGATGGACAGAAGTGATAAATGATTGCAAAGGCAATCCTTTATTTCCGCAAGGTTATCAAGGTGTCAAATATAAAAATCTTGCTAGGGTTGAAGAACCCAAACCAAAAAAGGAAACAATAGAAATTATTGATCCTAAAGACCTTCCAACTTACGATTTTTAACAATGAAAACCTTCCAACTTTTAAAACCTCTTCCAATCAAAAGAGATGAAAACAGACACCAGTATGTAAATACTGAAACCAAACAATGGTTATCTTATTCAACTACTCAAGTCTGTAGTGAACTTACTGAAGAAGCCAGAGAAAATATTGAGGTATGGAGATCACAATGGCAGCCCAGAGGAGAAAAATGCCATGAATGTCTGGCTGAACATATGTTGGGTAATGGCAAGATTGATTTTGATGAATATGGTGCATGGGTTGAACCTTTACTTCAACATGAACTATTTACACATTTTGAACCAATGGCAGTTGAACATATGATGTCAATACCTGATAAATCAGTTGGTGGTCAACTTGATTTACTTGGTCGAGATACAAAAACTAACCAGATAAGATTGATTGACTTAAAAACAAAAACTAATTGCGATTATTTCATGCGAAAAAGAAAGAAAGATGGTCTGTTATATATCGAAGATCTGGATATGTATTGGAAAGAACCTTATTCAACTGATAAACAACTTGGTTGCTACGTTGAAATGTTAAAACTAAACTACGATTTAAGACCAGATGTATGTAATACAATCTGGGCATTTGAAGGTAGATGTATTATGAACATTGATCAACCCACAGAAAGATGTGAAGCTGCATGGCAAAAAGCATGGGAAAAGTTTGAATCAGAACAGGAATTGTTTTAATGACAAAACAAGAAAAAATACAAGCTGCTCAGAAACGTATCGAGGAGCTAAGAAAACTTATTTCGGAGTGGACTAAAAGATGAGATATATATTAGATGTCTCAGGAAGAGACTTAGAACTAATAAAAGCATCTATTGTTAACTTTGAAAGATCATTAGAAATGTCATCTCAAGGAGATTTTACTCACTTGATTGATGAGCTTAATGACACTTATTTAAGTCTTAAAAGACAAAAAACAAAACAACTAAATTCAAAAATAAGAAGAAAATGGAAAGTAATGAGATGAAATGTTTTTATCGTGAACTTGATCGAAGAAAAAAGTATTTGATCACAAAACTAAACAATGAAATTGCAACACTTGAATGGCAATGGTTTCAAAATGAAATCTCAGATAAAGATTATGTTGTAGCATTTGATGATATACAAAAACGTATTCGATCACTTGAAGGATGACTAATCCACAAAAACGAAAAGGAGACAAAGCTGAAAGAGAAGCAGCAGAACTTTTAACAGAAGTTACTGGTTTTGAATGTAAAAGAAATCTTGCAGCAGGAATACCAGATGATGTTGGAGATATACATGGCATACCAAACTGCGTGATACAGGTCGCAGACTATAAGGACAAATCTAGAGCTTGTTTGGTAAAACCCAGGGAAGTAGAAACACAGAGAAAAAATGCTGGTGTGGACTTTGTTGCAAGCATGGTTAGGTTCAGAGGAGGTCAATGGAGAATGGTCTTGACTCCAGAACAATTCAACACATTGTTACAAGCTGCCTTGCAGTAAACATGATATATGTGTAATATAAATATCAAGTAAACAATTACTCATGGCCACTAAACAGCCTTCGACCTTAGTTGAAGCTCTTAACGCTTTCCAGCAAAAGCATCATGCTGCTGGTTTAGATGGAAGCAATCCATTTTATAAAAGTAAATACACAACATTGGCTCAAGCTTTACTTGCTGTTCAACCAGCTACAGAGTTTGGTCTTTGTCATACACAATTGAATGATTATGTGATCACTCCAGAAGGAGAAGTTATCACAATAGTCATTACAAAATTGATGCACGTTTCTGGAGATGAACCTTTAGTCAGTAAGTTTCCTGTACCAAAGATTCCAAGTAACGTAAAGAACGCACATCAGGAAGCTGGTTCTGCTCAAACCTATGCTCGTAGATATGGATTACTTTCTGTCTACGGACTAGCTAACGATGATGATGATGGTAATTCACTTACCAAAACACCACCACCAAAAACAGGTGTAGCGAAAACTCCTACAAAACCTAATCAAAAACTAGAATCTACATCTGTTTTAGAAAAACTCCCTGATCCTATTACCAAGGAAGCAAAAGAAGTTATTCTTGAAAAGCTACAGGCACTTCATCAAAGTAAACCACTCAAGATGAAAGATGTAGTCGAATCTTTCAGAAAAAAATTCAGCATCAAAGATACAAAAATTACCAGACATATTACTACTGCTGAACATGGAGAGTTTTTAGCTCTTGAAATCTCTAAGATAGATGAGAGCTTATGACACCAGATGAAACTGCTAACACTGCGAGAGAACAAGTATTGAATGAACTTCTTCTTCGCAAACAGCAACGTAAAAAAGATTGGAACAAAAACATCTTTAGTGTCAGAACAAATGACACCCTTGCTCTTAAAATAAAAGATCATTGTAAACAAAACAAAGTTTCTTTTAATTCATTCTTCAACACTTTATTAGCTCAATTTTTTAATTAATCATGTCAGAATTTACTTTCAATCCAGCATTACCTTTACCTATTGGATTTAAAATTCAAGAAGGTAAATATGGAAATCAGCTAAACTTATTTATTCCTACAGAATCAATCACACATTTTATAGATCATCTACAAAAATTAGTAGATACAAAAGCTACAGGAGGTCAGGTTTATCTTGGAAAAGAAAAAGGGACAGTTAAAACTGAAGGTATATACATCAACGCTAAAGCGTTGGAGTCAGAGTACGGAATATATGGGCAAATTAATCCACAGAAGATTAACACAGGAGTAAATGAAGAGTTACCTTTCTAAACCTAAAGATGAATATTTAGTTAAAGATCCTAACCTCAATATTCACTTTAAAATAATAAATGGTGTACGCTACTGGCTTACACCTCCTCCTTCAGACTATAAAAAATGACACCAGTTAGAAAATCCGTAGAAAAGTTACGCAAACTTAAACAAATAAGACGTAAAAACTTAGAGAAAAATTTTCTCGAAATACAAATGAAAGGGCAAGATCATTATGTTTTTATAAAAGAAAATGGTAAAGCCCAAGTAGTTTACGATGAAGGAAGATGGGTTACAGAACATATAAGAACTGCAATCCTTAAATACAATTATGAAATCGACAAAATAGATAAATTATTTATTAGAGACTTTACTGATGAAGAGATTAACGAGTACGAAAAAACTTTGCAATAGGATTTCTTGGTTTTTTCTTTCTCATTTCAACTACAACACGATTAGCTTCTAATTCTATAAGTCTATTCAGCAAAGAAGCCATAAAGATATCTTGGTCAAACTTCTTTCTGACCATATGAGTGCAGTATCTTTTTACGTTATCTAAATCATTACTTTTCATTATTTCTCTACATTGCATTTCAATTTCTAGTTCCAATTCTGGAGGTGCTGGTTCTATATCAATGTTGAGGAATTTAGTAATTTTCATTTTACTGGAAATAGTTTTTCTTCAATCATTTTGACGATTGCATCATCAACATCATTGTCTGACTTTTGTGCAAGGTCTTTTAAAAGATTCAAAGCAGCTTTGCGAAGAGATTCAGATTTGCCAAATCTGATAAACAAATTAATTAAAAATTTAGACATAAGTTTGTATGTTCTTCCCCAAACATACCAAAGATTAACGATTCTGACCTTCTATACGACTTACGGCCTTTTCTAGCTGGTTGATTCGGTTAAATATTTCTCTTATATCTCTTTCTCGTCTATTACTTATATTTGATAACACCATAAGGAAAGCCGTAGCTGCTGCTCCGATTAATGCTGCGTGTACCTCTGGCATTGATTTAAGCTATATTTATGTATAGTATGACTAATAAAACCTAGTTATGGCAGAAGAAGTCAAAAAAAATCCTCTCCAGAAACTCAAGGAAAACATTACTGACAAGGAAGAGCAATTAGCTTTTATCTCAGTTGTAGTAAGGCTTGTTGTTGTTGCTTGGAGTGGATTTATAGTTTCTCTGAACTACATTTCAATCCCAGGATATAGTAACGAACCTAAGGACATCACGTTTCCTGCCAGCTTGCTGACGGGAGCACTTGCCAGTTTCGGATTGGAAGGAGCTAAGAAAAGAGGTGATGGTACATTCAAACCAGAAGATAAACCACTAAACAAAAAAGAAGTAGAAGCGTTACTAGCATCACAGTCAGGAGGTTATCAAACAATTAGAATAGAGACACCCATCAAGATTCTTGGTGCGGAAGTTGTTGATCGTGACCGTACACCACCTAAAAAATGAAAAAACTAATCCCACTTTTACTATTAGCAACAACACCTGTCTACGCTAATATCAAACAGGAATTTGTAACCTCTGCACAGATTTCTATTGATTCTCCTTATGTAATTACAAATGCAGCCCCATCGAGTTACAGCATAAGCGGAAACAATATCACAACTTCTACAGGAACAGGAGATAATGTTGTCACTAATGGAATTGGTGGATTAAATCTTGGTAGTTTCGGTAATAATGGAGCACCAAACGCAATACATACAAATAAAACAGTAACAACGGCTGGATCTGCCTTTTCTCTCAGCGAAAGTTATCAGGCTGGAGATGGAACACAAACTGCAATTACTCCATCTAGTGGAATAGCAAGCCTCCCTGTACTTGGTGGCACGACTACTGTTATCTCAGGAGGTACTGCTGGTAATCTTGGCCTTACTTCAGTTTCATCAGGAATCCATACCTGTACTGCTGGAGGGTCAGGTACTAGTTGTATTGGCTCTACTACTGTTCGTATTACGATTGACTAGACTTTGGTTACTGGTTTTACTAATATGTCCTATAAGAACACTTGCTGTTCCTGTAGTTCCACAATTTCGTAGTGGTAGTTCAACAACTTCGAGTACCTCTGAATCAGTAATAAATGAAACCATTACAAGCCATCAGTATCGAACAGGATACTCATATTCTGCGTCAGGACATAATATTGAGTCATCGGATCTTAATGGATATATCAACCCTACAGCTACAACTCTTACAGAACAAACAGTTGGAGGAGTAAGTTTTAGTTGGACAGCACCAAGCCTACAAGACGTTCCAAGATGGAAAATGGTAACTCCAGGATCAGCCTTTTCTTTTCAAGAAACTTTAATAACACCAGGATTAGATACAGTAACGACAATAACAAGAACAATAAACACAACAACTACAACAGAAACTACAACTACCTTTGGGCAATAGCTTTACTTCTCTGTCCTACAAAGGTTTTTGCCAATACCACAGTCGCATCGCCATCGTCAAATGCACAAGGGGTAGTTAATAATAATGCCACCATGATAACCCCGTCAGCCATGCCATCTTTTAAGATGAGTCAAGGTATAGTTTGTGCATCTCCTAGCCTAACGATCACTCCTTATGTAACAGATGCTTGGTCATTTAATAGACCAATAGAGCAGGTCACTAGGCAGAACATATATGACGAAAATACTGGCGAGATAAAATATGTTCAAGAGACTCCTAGATTTGAAAAGGATAATTATAATCTCAATTATGGAATTAGTATGCAGTTCAATATTCCATTAGGCAAGTCTCCTGCTCTTTGCCATGAAGCAACTGAAGTAAATATTGAAGCTCAAAAATTATTGATAAAGAAAACTAAAATGGAGATCAGTTTATATCGTTTGGAGATGTGCTCAAAGATGGCAAGGGAAGGAGTTTACTTCAAACCTAATACTCCTAGTGCTGTCACCTGTGAAGATATTGTTGTTAACATTCCACCAAATCAAGTTATCCCACATACTCATAAATTAAAACAGTAGGCAAGCACGGTTAGACTTGCCCACCTAGACGCCCTATCCATTGCCTTGTCGAATAGGGTTTTTAAATTATACACAATAAAAAGTAGATAAGCCCCTTCCAAGTAACTTATCTACTTTAGGCTAAATCTCACAGCCAAATTTATTATATCAAATATTTGCATTTTGTAACACAAATAATATAAATTTGACATATAAATAATATATGTTTAATATAAAAAAGTCCGTTAAGGATGTAAACACTCAAACCGCAAAGGTAAAAAATCATGGCATTTGTCGATTATCAAGTCACAGTAAGTGGCCTCTCTGGACTTCTCTGTTCAAACGTACAAAACTCTGATCCATTAGGTGTCGGAGCAAAACAAAAAGCATATTTTTCTAGTAAAAAAAAGAAAAACGATGAAGATCATCTTTGTCTTCGTGCATTAGATTGGATTTTTTCTGGATATTGGAAAAACCAAGGTACAGTAAAAATTCACGAAGCTAAAAACTCTGTAGAATTTCATGGATTTTCTGATCCATATATGCCAGGTGCTAACTTCTTGCGTTGCCTTAGAAACGCTGCTACTAAATGGAAGTTAGGTAAAGACGTTCTTCGATCTGTTGTTGTTACTAATGATCCACTTATTGAATATCAAGGATCAAAAGATGCTTTAGAAATGTACACAAAAGATCAAGATTACTTTTCAAACACAGCATTTACATCAAGAGGTGTCTGGGTTCAGAGATTACTGTTTCCAGATTGGAAATGTACTTTTAAGCTAATGGTTGACGATGAGATATTAAGTGTATCTCAACTAAATAGAATCATTACTATGGCTGGAAAAGCTGAAGGATTAGGTACATGGCGACCTAGATTTGGTAGATTCTCTGCATCTGAACTAGTGGAGATTGATGAATAATGGAAAATCCAAGAATTGACGGAATAGATTGGAGAAATCTTCAAAAAGGAGATAAAATTTCCAAAGAAAAAGTTCTTGATTTTTGGAATATACATTTCAAAGATAAACCTTGGGATGAACGTACAAGTTTATTACAAGTAAAAGGTTGTCTAGAAAAACTAAGGGAAGGTATCAACCGACCCTTAGTAATCAGACAAAAAGATTATGAACTTTTTGTTTTAAAAGATTTTGAAGCTGTTGATTATTTAGCAGCACAAGCAAACTCTGGTATCAGAAAACATCGTAAACAAACAAGAAGAATGTTTACTCATGTTGATCAAACTAATCTAGATCAAGCTAAAAAACGTGATCTTGAAACTAAACAAATTCATCATGCGTTTATAGCTGCTGCTGCCGATGGTGCTAGAAAAGAATCATTGCAGTTGCAAAGAAAAGGAGAGAGATTACCTAAGTCTTTGATCGAAAAATCAGGCTTTAAAAAATCTTCTTAAATATTTTAAACTCGCAGCCGTTCCCCTCATTCTGTCTCTCTTCCGTTCATCTTAATTCGCTCTCTTGCATTTTGCTTCAAGGTATCTCCACTTTCTTCTCCTCAAAACCATCGTTGTGAGTGTTACGATAAACTCTCTTCAACATCTCTTGTAGGTGCAAGAACCAAAGAGATGAAATCCGCATCAACCCCCCTCAGTTCGCCCCCAATTAATTCTGTGTCGCTCTTTGTTGTGCGAATTTGCTCAAGGTAATTTCGGCTCTGTGCTCATTGTCTCGCCTCATGTCAAACGTTGTAAGTCTTACGATAAACTTTCTTTAACATCTCTATAACTTAACAGGTTTGCGAGATGATTTACATTTCTTTTCGATTAGCCGTAACTCACTGTGGCTCGCTGTCGATCAACTTTCCTCTTTCACCATTCTGTTTATTGTCACTCGTAGTGGTGCTTCTCTATTTGGCTCAAATCTATCGTTGTAAGTCTTACGATAAACTTTCCTCAACATCCTTCTGGGTTAATAGCCTTGAAAGATGATAATTCGCCTCACATCTTTTCGGATTAACTCGATCTAATTCCAATCTCAACGTATTGATGTGGCTCACGGCAACTCGCTTTGATTCACACGTTATGAGTGCTACGACAAACTCTTCTTAACATCTTTGATACTTAATAGGTTGACAAGATGATTGATCCCGCTCTTTTTGACTCTTTTCGACTAATTGCCATAGTTATGTTGCTCTATGTCACTCTTGGCAGCTTCAATCCACTCACCTCGATTTTTTTTGTTTCAATTCCCTTCAAAACACTTCTCCATGATCCTGCGTCACTCTTGGTCACTCCACTCAAAACTATCGTTGTCAGTTTACGATTAAAACTGTTCTCAACACTTCTATGACTTAATAGGTTTGCGAAGTGATTATTCAACGACTTAATTTTTGGCTTATCAGCTTACTTCGACTTTCAACAACGATTGTCATCGTATCGTATTGTTTTTTGCCGTCTTTCGACTTATTTCAAATCAATCGTTCACACTTCACGATTAAAAGTGTCTTAACACCTCTATTACTGAATAAGTATGCGAGGTGATAACTGTGCGGATCGGATCAATTTTCATCAATACATCTCTATCCCACTCATAGTTCATCTATTTACCGACATTCACTTCCATTTGTCACTCTTTGATTCATCTCAAATCAATCGTTTAAGGTATTACGTTAAACCTTTTTAACACCTCTATGATTTAATCGTCTGCGAGGTGAAAATCGACTTGATTCGACCTGATTCGGATCCTTGCAGCTTCAGTTTATTCGGTTCTATGAGACTCCAATTCAATCGCCTCAAAACCAATTATTGCCGCTTGACTCGCCTTAAAGTATTTTCGCTCTTTTCGACTTCATTCAAATCAATCGCTTGCCAGTTCCACGATTAAGAACTGGTATCCTTCTTTTTCTTCGTTAACTTCTTTACTATCTGCTTTACTAATGGTTTTACTGCGTTAAGAAGAAGTGGACTACTGGCAGCGACCAAGCCAATAACAGCAGTAGATACAATAGTAGAAACTTCTGGAATGTACTGATCTTTAAACGGAACACTTTCATAGAGAGTTATACATTCAATCCCATCTTCCCCTCTTTTATGCCCTGTGACACGTTCTAATCGTTTTTCGTTACGAAAATCTCCAACTCTCTGATTATTTTTACCAGGGCAGGGTTCTAATTCAATATCTTTTTCTTTTGGTATCTCTGATATCTCTGGAGTCGTTGTTTCTGGTAAGGGTGGGTTTTCATTATTAACAGGAACTTCCTCTGTAATGACAAGATTCTCAGGTGTATAGTCAAGAGGAACAAAACTAGGAAACGGTACATCGCACGTTGTATATACACCATTAGGATCATCTAATAACAAGTTACGATTACCTGTATTCTTTATATCACGATGCTGATAAGTACAACCAGGAACGTCTATATCAGGTGGTTTTGCTATGTCAATATAATATTGACTATAAGGTTCTGGAACCTCTGGAATATATATCTCTTGAATTTGAATATCAGGTATTTCAATCGTAGGCATCTCTAGGAAGGTAAACTTCTACAAACGAATAACATTTAGGACAAGAAAGATTAGTTACCATACTGTATTCTCCAGAAGTAACTGGATGATCTTCTCCATCCAAACTATGATCTCCACCCCAGATCAGTTCAGTTTTACAATGCCAACAGTTCATTTTTTAATAAAAGGAATAGATTGACCTGTTTCACTTGGTAAGGCATTATCCAATACTTTAGGCATCATTCCTTGTACACCATTAAGAACTTTGTTCATCATCTTTGTCTGAAACTGTTCTGAAGTTACATACTTGTAACCAAAGTATGCTCCACCACTGATGGAAGCTACCATTATGAATGAGATGATACTCAAAATCTGACAGATCCGATTTAGCATAAAAAAATGATTAAATTTGCAATTTTGAAAGCACTATCTTTTTCAAGTGTGCTTGTATTACTGCTTATTGTAGCCCTATCCCCTCTCTACGTCACTATGGGGATAATGACAAGGCAAATGCACGAAAAGGTTAATTAATCAGCAGGGTCGGGTGTATTCCCCTCTCCTACCCACTCAAGGTACTCTTGATAATCACTATTTTCTTCTGATACTGGAATAAACATATTAAGCCAAGCACCATTTGCATAAGGTCTTACGGATACTACATGAGTGCCTTCTGGATTGTTGTATAACTTGTATTTAGTAATCATAATTAAAGTTCGGCTGAAAAACTAAGTACGGCTGCTGTTCCATTTTTTAATCTTAAATTAAAAACTTCTCCATTTGAAAAGCTAGGGTTAGGAGCCGTATTTGTTCTAATGTAGATAGATTGATGTGGATTTACTGAAGGATAACCTATAGATATTGAGCCTCCAACATCAGTTGTACCACTAAAAACTCTACTTGTCTGAAAGTGACCTGCATCACTATAAGCTAAAGTTGGTGCAGATCTCATGCAAGTTGGTAAATGTAATGCACCAAAACAATCATTACTATCACCAGCAACAACATTACATATGACAGGTGTAACACCATCATCAGTAGTATTTCCTATACCCCTGTCATACTGAATATAATACCTCTGACATAAAGCAAGCTCCTGACCAAATGACCTATGCTCAAACGAGGTGGCATGATCTGAAACCTCTAATTGAACTCCTGTAAGTTCAAATGTAGCATCATTTGTTGTGTACCATGTTGATGTTTGATCTGGGGTCACTGTTGTACTATCAAAACTGTGCCAAGCGTTTAAAGTTCTTGTGCCAGTGCTATTAGTACCTAAAAACATCCAGAAGTTTAATTCAAGCCCTGGTCCGTTATCATTATCAAACTGAAGCATAGTTGCACCAGGTATTGTCTTAGTAACTTTTGTCCAAGTATCAGCACTTAATGAACCAGTTTCATAAGCATAGCCTCGATCTGGCCCGTCTTTTGTTCTTAATGAAAAGTAAAAATTTTGTGCAACACTTGATTTTACATAAAAAGATAAAGTGACATAACTTGAACTAGATAAATAGTTCCAACCAGAATTTCTAATATCTTGTGATTCAACTTTATATAAAATTCTTATATTATCATCTGCTCCTGCACCACTTGTTTGGTTTCCATTTGTAACTTTTAATGCTTTTGTAAGACCTAAATTATATGGTGTAGTTCCACTTGCAACATCAACTTGTTCAAAGGTAGGTGCTTCGTCTGTATTAGAGGGAAACACTCCAAATCTGTCAGCAGTATAACCTCCACTATTAGATGAACTAGATGTACCACGTTGAGCAACTTGCATAGCTCCGTTAATTATTAAATTACGATTCTGTCTGTTTGTTAAATTAGCAGTTGCCGTTCCATCAGCATTGTTGACAGTAATAGCAGCACTACTGGCTCCTACCCCTTTTATCGAATTTACCTTGATCTCTGACATAATTAACTAGGTTTTGGATTAGCGTCTTTAACCGCTTTGATGTGGGTAGCCCACGTTCCAGTTGTATCTAGTTTACCTGCAAGCATATCTGCATACAACATATCAAGTTGATCTCCAAAAGAAGCATAGATTGTAGAACCATCAGTTGTTCTGTCAGTTTTGTACTTAACAGCAGCAGCTTCAGCATCTAGTGTGGTTCGTGCAGCATCTATCTTGCTTTGTTCAAGAGTTATAGACTTACCATCTTTATCAAATGCACCCGCAGTATCATCAATAGTTATAGCATCAGGATATGCTTTTCTTATTGCTTCATGGTCTAGATTTGCCATTATACTGCCACCTCCATTACTGTTATTGAAGATGCACTTCTATAGCCATAACCTGCATTATTAGCATCTGAACCAGATCGGTTTACAACTGCTGTATCAGCTTGAGCAGCAATTTGTACTTTATAAGTAGTTTCACTTGTAGTGCTAGGTGAATCAAGAAATTGAAATCCAATACTCTCTCCTACATTGACATCACCAAAATTAGCCAATTGAAATCCTCTTTTTCTATTATTTGCAGCAGAACCAAGAAGATTCGTTGACCCTCTAAAAAGACCTACTATTACTGACCTACTCGCAACAGTATTACTAGCATCAACACTCATAAATACTAAAATTTTATTAGATGTTGAACTAGGTGTTATAGCAACTGAAAGACCTGTAATATCTGTAAATGAAGTTGAAGTTGTGGAAAAGTCATCAGTTTTTGTTGTTGAAACAACTTGAATAATATTCCCTGCCTTTGGGTTTGTTGTTGTTAATATCGTTCCATCTGCTGTATCAGGCAAGGTCATTACCCTGTTATTACTAGATGATGAGGGTGCTTGTAAGCTGAAAGACCCACCACCTGATGCTGCATTTAATTTAATCTTTGCTGTCATTTATCCAGCCTCCAATGCAGCTACTTTTGTTTCTAATATTTCTACTTTAGCTGATAATTCTTGTACTGCTTTTAAAAGTTCATATGTAAAATTATGTCCAACAGTCCACGCTTCAACCCCATCAGGAATAGTATCACCAGTTCCATCATCTGAATCATCTTTTTTTACTTTATTAGGAAAAATG